AAGATTCAACAATGGATGGAGAAGTTCTGATGTTCACGATTCGCTACTTTACACCTTATCAACAACAATGGAGAACGCAAACTTTCTCTACACTAGAGGAAGCAAATCGTATGATTGAGTTTTATAAATCGTGTGGAAGTCCTGCTGAATTAGTATAGTGAATTACCAAAAACAAATTGACTTTCTCATTGCTGACACTCTAGAGAAAGTCCAACACTTAAATCCTGATCTTTATGGTCAATGGTATAGCAAACTCTATGCTCCTCATGGTGATATTAAGAACTGGAATGTAAAGACGCTTCATACACTCGAACAACTCATTATTGATTATACAAATTGAACACAATGTTACTCTCTAAACAGTCATTCAACGATCAACAAGTTCTCCCTTTCATTGTAAAGAAAGAGAAGGAAAGAAGTGAGGATGGTAGTTACTCACTGCACCTATTCTCCCGAACTGTTATCACCAAGGAAGGAAAGAAGTATAGGTATTTGCCATTACGATTTGAAGGTGAAGAAGCACGATTCCGCAAACGTAGCGATGCAGAGGATTATGCTCGGTACAGATTAGCACTTGATTGATATAGTATAGAGGCACCACATAAGGTGCCTTTTTTTATGTCTAAAAGCATAAAATAACGTTAAAAAGTGTTTTTTTATTAAATAAATGTCTTTTTAAATATAAACGTGTGTGTTAGATTGCTGATAATGATTAGTATTAAAAGGTGATAATGATATGAATTCGTATCATTTAAAGACCTATTTGTACCCTTTTAATGTCTCTGGGTCTTGTGATCTTACCCGACGTTAACACAGAACCGCACTTTTGTCAACCCCAGGGTCACAAAATCCCCACAATCCCCCCGCAAAAATCCACCACCCCCGCATAAATACCCCCAAGACCTTGACATCAATGCCCAGAAGACTTATAGTACTCTCATAACACACAGGAGCGCACTTATGTCCGTTGCATACTCACAAGCACAGAAGCAGCGTTATAGGATTACTCTGGATCTATCAGTGTTCGGTGACTTCGATCCGCATCAGATTGACTGGGAGAAGTTATTCAAGTTGGAACCTGCAGAGAAGTGTGATGCTTATGTGGAGGACCTAAATGCACCTGATAGATGGTGATTTGGTAGCAATTTATACCACATAAGGCGTTTTAGTTTTGTTAACATAATACGCTAAATAATGGGGGTTTATGTTAACAAAACTATGAGACCACTAAAATACAAGAATTTGGGCGAAATGAGCATCATCAGGGTGCCACAGATTACCACTGCTATTCTACCACAACTGCAAGACGTTATGCAACAGTTAGAGGAGAACGGTGAGGATAGTCGTGAGGTGATCTTGCAGGTCCTCAGTGACATTGAAGAACGCATAAAATAAAGTTGCTCACCTTGAAAGTGAGCCTATAGTATAAGGGGCACACAACTCACCGCCCCGCTAACACTTAAGACTTACCAAATGACTAACACTTTCCAACGCAATGCTCTCGACATTTCCTACAACGGTTGGGAGAATTATGAGACCTGGAATGTTGCACTCTGGATCAACAATGATCAGGGTCTGTATGATATCGCCAGTGAGTGCGGTTCGTATCAAGATTTCGTCTCTTATATCAGGGAGTTTATGACACAAACTCCTGACGGGGTTAAGTTCAACGATCCTGCAGTAAATGTGATCCAGATCAATAGCGATCTGTTCGACTTCTAAGTAACACCAACTCCTGTCGTATGAGTATAAACTAGGCACTCACAGTTCACTACACTTTTCTTCGTTATTATGTCCAAGCAAGTTATCCTTTCGATGCTGGCTCAAGGTAACACTGGTGATGAGATTCTCTCCATCCTCGATGTTATCGTCTCCGACATTGAGCAGGAGGGTATTGATAGTTGCGCCGAAGTCTTTGCCAACTGATTAACACTTACTGTTCACACACTAACTGACACTTTTCTTCGTTATTATGTCCAAGACCGCAATGCTTTCTCTCCTGGCACAAGGTAACACTGGCAGCGAGATTATGTCCATTCTAAATGCAATCGTCAGTGGTTATGAGTATGTCGAGTCGCCCGTGATTGCGCAGGTGATTGGTATTCCTACTCTGGCAGAGATTGCCTTCTAAGTGTAACTAACTGTGTGCCCCTTGGTTGACACTGAGGGGCAGCAGTGTTATGATGGTTTGATATAGTGATCTGGCAGTTATTGCGTTGATTGTTTATATCGCGCCGCGCGGCGTTGCGTTTATAAAAAACCCAAACTACCCTAACCTACAGAGGTGACAAAACGCGAGAGAACTATCAATCTCATAAAAAATTTCCGGAAGTATGATAAGATCTCAATACCCCCGCAGAAGAACTCCGTATTGGTCATTCTGGAAGGTTGTATTAGCGGGCTGGTTGATTCGTTATCCACGTCCTTTTTTTGTCGCACTAGGTTTTTGTGTAGTGTTGATATATAATGCTGTAACAAAATAAAACTGAAAGAAAAAATTCCGGAGATATTTTTATGACTGCAACGGAACAAATATATCACATATACGCAAAGGATAAGTGTTTGTTTCATTCATTAAAGGAGGAGGAGTTCAGTAATACTTGGAGCACACTAAAGAAACTTGTGAATGTATTAGACACGGGTTATGATGAGTGTGATTTAACGTATGAGGAACTTACAGTGAATAAGAGGATGGTATTGGACTCCTCTCACTGAAATATTGACAAGTCATATATAGACTGATAAAATTGATCTGAAGGTTTATTTAACTTATGACAAAAGGATTTACTGTTAAGGCATCAGCACCCAAACCCAAAGAAGAATGGGATATTGATGGGATTAAAGAAAGGATGCGAGGTAAGAGTATTGTATTCTGTCTACCTGGACGAGGATGTTCTTATATCTTTCTGAAGAACTTTGTACAACTGTGCTTTGATATGGTACAGAATGGAATGAGTATTCAGATTTCGCAAGACTATAGTTCAATGGTTAACTTTGCACGTTGTAAAGTACTTGGTGCAAATGTACTTCGCGGACCTAATCAGATTCCTTGGGATGGTAAACTACAGTATGATTATCAACTATGGATTGATAGTGATATTGTTTTTGACACTAACAAGTTCTGGCAACTCTGTGATCTTGCACTCAATGAGGAAGGTGAGGAGAAGGAAATCGTCGCAGGTTGGTACGCAACTGAGGATGGTCACACAACTTCTGTCGCACACTGGTTAGAAGAGGATGATTTCCGTAAGAATGGTGGAGTAATGAACCACGAAACTGTGGAATCAATCAGCAAGCGTCGTAAGCCATTCACTGTAGATTACACAGGTTTTGGTTGGGTACTGATTAAGAACGGTGTATTTGAAAATCTTGAATATCCTTGGTTTGCTCCGAAGATGCAAGTCTTTGATTCTGGTAAAGTTCAGGATATGTGTGGCGAAGATGTTTCATTCTGTCTTGATGCTAAAGATGCCGGGTTTGAAGTTTGGTGCGATCCTCGTATTCGCGTAGGACACGAAAAGACTCGTATTATCTGATGGACAAACACTACAATCTTTTATATAAAGGTCGTACAATTTATAAAGATCTCAGTATAGAAGACTGTGCTGAGATTCTTCAAGATCTCTCAGAGCGTTTTTACTCGGGAGAAGATATTGATCCTAATCTAATTGAAATGGAGGAAATCTAATGACTAAAGGCGGATCTAATAAGACTATTTTCGAAGCAGGAGCACCTAAGAAAACTCGTCAAGGACGTTCTCCTCGTACATTGTTGAGTGCGACCTCTCGCAATGGACGTAAGAAAAAGTATCGCGGTCAAGGAAAATAATATAGATAGAGCAGGATTTACTCCTGCTTTTTTTGTATCTTAATATGGCATATCTTAATCATAATCTTCCGACAATTACTTGCTACATTCGCAATGAGTTTCTTTATAATCACAAAAAAGGTCACGGTGAGGTAACTTTATGCGACGTACACTCTGTAGCGTCCTTAGAGAAGCACGTACCCCTCTTTGAGGCGTTTCTAGAGAATGGGGTGAACTGGACACGTAGACCCATTCATGCATTTTGTTGGAAACCAGATGCCCCAGTACCTGAGTTAGAAGAGTGTATGTGGTGGGATTGCTTTTCTCCTTATATTGATGTTCAAATACGTTCAAGATTGGCTAACTTACGTGCTGAACTGATTAACTATCGCGGAGAAAAGAATGAAGGAACTTACCTATTCACTCTTGATTGGTCATGGGAGTCAAAATCTACTTTGAATACTAACTTTAGTGAGACGCCAGAGCATAAGTGTGCTCATTTTTTCAAGATGGATAATGGAAACTTCTATGCATATCCCAATAATAAGATTTTATGGTACGATGATGCATGGACAAAGAATAGAATTACCAAAAATCCAGGTTATGAGATTGATCTAACAGAATATTCAGTCGAAAATCGTCGCAAAATTGAGACATCTGACGATTTTATGTACGAAATTACAAATATCGGGATAGCAACCCCGTAAAAAGTTCTGATTTTCAATAATCAGGAGCAAAAATGGATCAAAAAATGCTTAGAGAAATCGCAAATGACGATTTAAATCCAAAAAAACACGATTTTTATCACCAAAATGAAATTCACGAAAGAATTCGCAATGATGAAGACTATGATGATTGGGAATATGGAACAGAACCTCTTTATGAATCAAAAAATCGGTAATAAATAAGATAGATTATTAAAATTATCATCATTTCTTATGCCTTCTGAAAGGATAAGCAAAGCATTTAAAGACATTAGTTTATCCTTTCAGGTTAATCCCCTGAATTATGACTTGATTGCGATTAAAAATGAAACTGCAATCGCACGTTCAATACGTAATCTAGTTTTGACTCAACCTGGAGAGAGATTTTTCAATCAAAATCTTGGTTCTAAGGTAAATCAGTCTCTTTTTGAAAATATTGATGATATTAGTGCTTCTATACTTCGCGATGAAATCAGAAACACTATTGAAAATTATGAACCAAGAGTTGATTTAATAGATGTTGTAGTCACCCCAAATTATGATGATTACGAATTTAGCGTAAATGTTAGTTATTACATAGTTGGTGTTGATGTATTACCCCAACAGTTAACATTTGCATTACAACCAACACGATAATGGCACTAGTTAATTTTACAAACCTGGATTTCGATCAGATTAAAACTTCGATCAGAGATTATCTGAGGTCGAACTCAAATTTTACTGATTATGATTTTGAAGGATCCAATCTTTCTATAATCTTAGACGTTCTAGCATATAATACATATATTTCCTCATACAATGCTAATATGATTAGCAATGAGGTTTTTATTGATAGTGCTACGCTTAGAGAGAATGTTGTTTCAATTGCGAGAAGCATTGGATATACACCAAGATCCAGAACAGCATCAAAAGCAAATATTTCTCTTTTCGTTGATACTTCTACAGCACCTTCTCCACAAAAACCTCTCACGTTAACTCTGAAGAAGGGAATTGTATCGACCACTTCAGGTTCATTTAATGGCATAAGTTATGTTTATTCTATTCCTGATGATGTGACCGTTCCTGTCATTAATGGTATTGCTGATTTCAGTAATGTCGATATCTATGAAGGGACATATATTACAGAAACATATACGGTAAACTCACTAGATCCAAATCAAAAGTTTATTTTAAACAATGCAAATATAGATTCCTCACTCATTCGTGTTGAAGTAAGAGATGGATCTCTTGGTCCTAGGAAAAAATATATCCAGTCAAGTAATATTTTAGATATTAACTCAGAATCGAAGATCTTCTTTATTCAAGAGATTGAAGATCAGAGATATGAAGTTATATTTGGAGATGGTATCTTTGGTAAGAAACTAATTAATGAGAATATTGTCGATGTTTCTTATATAATTACAAATGGAGAATCTGCAAACGGAGTTTCTTCTTTTGTTTTCAACGGAACTATTGTTGACAATAATAACTTTGATGTTACAAATGGCATTTCTCTTATATCAACTAATATTGCCGCAAGTGGAGGCAAAGAAATAGAATCAATAGATTCTATTAAAAAATATGCAACTAGAATTTATGCGGCACAAAATAGAGCAGTAACTTCAAGTGATTATGAAGCAATTATTCCACAAATATATCCTGAAGCAGAGTCAGTTTCTGTATTTGGTGGAGAAGATTTAGATCCACCACAATACGGTAAGGTTTTTATTACAATTAAACCCGAGGGTGGTTTCTTTGTTTCTAATGGCGTAAAAGATAATATAAAGAGTGCGCTCAAAAAGTATTCTGTAGCAGGTATTGTTCCAGAAATATTAGACCTAAAATATCTTTCTATTGAAATTGATAGTACAATATACTACAACAACAATAATGCACCATCTTCAGATTATGTCTCAAGTATTGTGTATAATAATATACAAAAGTATGCCAATTCTTCGGAGTTGAACAAGTATGGCGCAAGATTTAAGTATAGTAAGTTCTTGAGAATTATTGATGATAGTAATGAATCAATAACGTCTAATATAACAACTGTTCAAATGAGACGTGATTTGAAACCAGTGTTAAATAGTTTAGCAACATATGAAATTTGTTTTGGAAACCAGTTTCACATTAAAAATATCGATGGTTTTAATATAAAATCATCAGGATTCTATATTAATGGTATTGAAGATCCCGTCTATTTGTCTGACGTACCTGATGTAAATGGTATAACTGGCGTTATTAATATTTTTAGACTGGATTCATTAGATCAATATAGAATTATAGTTGCAAATGCAGGAACTATCAATTATGTGAAAGGTGAAATTAATTTAGATGCTATTAATATTTTGGATACTGTTAGAAATGAAAATGAACCAATTATAGAAATTTCTGCAATACCAGAATCTAATGATATAATCGGTCTACAAGATCTTTATTTAAATTTGAATATTGGTGATGTTACATTGAACGTATTATCAGATAAAATTGCATCTGGCGATGATCCATCTGGATCTACATATACAAAAACAACAAGTTACAGTAATGGTTCTATCATAAGAGAATAATATGTCAAATACAAGAGTTAAAATTGGTTCAATTGTACAAAATCAACTCCCAGACTTTGTACAGGAGGAATATCCGCTTGTAGGTGAATTTCTAAAAGAATATTATAACTCTTTGGAAGGAAAGAGTGGAACACTTGATGTTCTTCAAAATATTGATCAATATGTAAAGGTTGATAATTTAGCAGAATCTCTTTTCAGCAGAACAGTTACGGTAAAACCAATTTCACCACAGACATACTTCGCAGTTAGTGGTGGTTTTTCTGTCAATGACCTCATAGTATATAAAAATGGATCTAAGTTAACAAAAAGCGTAGATTATTTTACAGTTCAATCAACTGCAGTAAGTTTAACCCAACCAGCAGTCAATGGTGACGTTCTGGAATTTGTTGTACAAAGCCCATCTTCGACATTTTTAACTAGCAGTGTCGATTTTGTAGACGAAACCATAAATGTGGCTTCTACTTATGGATTTCCAGAAACAAATGGAATAATAAGAATTGATTCTGAGATTATTCTATATGGAGGGAAGACCAGCACTTCATTTACTAATTGTACAAGGGGATTTAGTGGAATAACCTCATACAGGGCGGACAATAAACCCGATCAATTAGTATTTTCTACTTCTGGAATATCAACTCATTCTAGCAATTCTAGCGTAGAGAATCTAAGTTCTTTATTATTAAAAGAATTTTTAACTAAACTTAAAAAGCAGATAATTCCTGGATTTGAAAATAGAGAATTTACAAATGGTTTAAACCAAAAAACTTTTATAAAGCAAGCAAAGGATTATTATAAGTCAAAGGGAACAGATGATTCTTATAAAATTCTTTTTAAAGCTTTATTTGGCGAAGATGTTAATGTTTTAAAACCAAGAGATTTTCTATTAAAACCATCTGATGCAAAATATAGAATCACCAGAGATTTGGTAGTAGAATCTATTTCTGGTGATCCAATGTCTATGGTAAATCGTACCATATATCAAGATGAAGATTCCTTTTTTGATAAGGCATATGGAACTATAACAAATGTCGAAAAAATTCAAAGATCAAACAAAACATATTACGTGTTAAGTTTAGATGGTGACTATGATAAAGATCTTACTGTAGATGGAACAGTTTTTGGTAATTTTTCAATACACGCTTCAACAAAATTAACTACAATTGCATTATCTAATAGTCAGGTTTTAGACGTAGATTCAACGATAGGATTTCCTCCATCAGGAACTTTAGTCTATACAGTCAATGGTGCAGAATACTCCAGTAGTTATTTTAATGCAAATATAACTCAATTCACACTAGCAAATAAAACTTCCGTAGAAATACCAAAAGGAACTGATGTTAGAATAAATGCTTTTGCGTATTCAAATGTTGGAAATAATACAGTAAAAGTAAGAATTACCGGAGTGTTATCTGACGTAACTTATGATCAAGATACATATTTAATATCAAAAGGAGATCCTTTAAAGTCTATTACTCTTGGATCTAGAGCAACCGGTGAATTGTCAAATAATTGGATATTTAATTTAGCTAACAAATTTAATGTAAAGCAAATTAAAGGACCCAACTCATCAAATTTAACTTTAAACTTATTCTCTTATGAGTTTATAACTTATGATCCTCATACATTTTATCTTGGCGACACTATTAACTTAATATTCTCTGACGGGACCAACTTAAATTATAAAGTTGTTAGAGTTAATAATGAGACTTCAGTAAGTGTTGAAGGACCGAAAATAAACAATTTAAATTTAAAATATATTGCTGAAAGAGCTATCATAAAACCAAAGTTTTCTAACTTTAGTTCATTAAACCAGTATACGGCAAACGTCCAAAATGTATATTTAAAAAATGAAGGAAATGTCTATGTCGCCGCAAATTGCCTACCAAGTTATTTGGACGAAAACATTGACATAAAATCAACAGATATTGTTTTTTCTGGAATTTTTGGCGGAGAAACCTTAGATTTAAGTTCTGGTAATCCAAATAATTATCATGGTCTTTACACTGGCGATTCAATAACATATATTGATACATTTAATACTTCAAACTCTTTAGGAATACTTTCAAAATCTTATTATGTACAAAAAATAGATGATCTGAAAATAAAACTATCAAACAGTAGATCAGATCTATTTAATAAAAAATACGTTTCAATTTCTGGGACGCCAACAGTAACTAATAATGTTTTTAGAAAAACAAAAATTCAATTTTTAGATTTTTCTTCTCAGAATTATATTAAGAATATAACAACTCCAGTACCAACAAACAATGAAGATAATGCAGAAACTCCATCTGGTCCAGTTGGAGTCTTTATCAATGGAGTAGAAGCTTTTAGTTACAAGTCTGAAGATAAAGTTTATTATGGCGGAATTCAACAAATTAATGTAATTGATGGCGGAGAAGATTATGATGTTATTAATCCACCTGAGATTTCCATCTATGATGTAACTGGTTCTAGTGCTTCAGCATATGTGCAAGTTGAAGGATCTTTAAAAAGAATTGATGTTATTGATGGTGGATTTGATTATGTTGAGGATCCTATAATCACTATTTCTGGCGGAAATGGTAATGGTGCCGTAGCAAAACCAAATTTAACAAGTGTAAGACATAAAGTTTCTTTTAATGCAATAGAATCTGCTGGATTTGTAAACCTAACTACAAATACCATCGGATTTTCTTCTTATCATAAATTTAGAGATTATGAAAAGGTTTTATATCTTACGGAAGGACAAACTTCAGTTGGTGGAATTTCAACAAATGCTCAGTATTATGTAAATGTTCAAAACGCATATAATGTAAGATTACATAAAACTTTAGATGATGCGGTTTCCGGAATTAACACTGTAGATTTGACTTCGTATGGTGTTGGAACTCATATTTTAGAGTCATTTGCACCAAAGAGATCAATAAAAAGTTTTAGTGTTTTAAACGGGGGAACTAATTACTCAAACAAAAAAGTTTCTTGCACTTCTTCGGGTATTAATACTGCATCAAACACTATCAATATAGTAAATCATGGTTATCAAACGGGAGAAGTAATTAAGTATACTTCTACCGGATCTGTTATTGGCGGATTATCAAATAATTCATCATATTATGTCGTAAAAGTGAATGATAATCAGTTTAAACTGACTCAAGTTGGAATTGCAACCACCAATAAAGATTTTTACTTTAATACTAATCAAACTGTAAGTCTGACTTCTATTGGGTCATCTTCTCATATATTCAATTATCCAGAAATCACTGTATTGGTAAAAGGAAAAATTGGCGTTTCTACATTAACTGGTCAAGATTTTAATGCGATAGTTCAACCTGTTTTCAGAGGACCCATCACAAGTATATTTGTAAGTAATTCTGGAGTTGGATATGGATCTTCTGAAATTATTAATTATGAAAGGCAACCTAAAGTAGTTTTAGGTATAGGTTCTCAATCTCAACTTTCTCCTATTGTCAATAATGGACAAATAAAACAAGTTTTAGTTTTAAATGGAGGTAGTAATTATATTGCAGCGCCAACTATTAATGTATTAGGTATTGGTACTGCTGCTGTTTTAACTCCAGTAATCAGTAATGGAAAAATAGTTGATGTCAAAGTTGTAAATGGTGGTGTTGGATTTAATACAGTCGGAACAGCATTAGAAGTTATTCCAGCAGGTAAGAATTTTAAACCAGAATGCAAGATAAAGTCTTGGACTATCAATAAAGTAGAGAAAAATTTAAACTCTAATAAAATATTAGATGATGATGGAGTTATTGATACCTCATCCTATACAAATAATGGATTGCAGTATTGTCACCTGTACGCACCAAGAAAACTTAGAAGAACTGTTTTTAGTATAGATTATGTAAATGGCAAAAAAGTTTTTATTCCCGATCTAAACATCAATGGAAACAGAGAAGTTACTTCCAATATACATTCTCCTATAATTGGATGGGCATATGATGGAAATCCAATATATGGACCTTATGGATATTCTACTCCATCAGGAGGAAACGTTAGGGAAATGATTCCTGGGTACATTTCTCAAGTCTCTTCAGAAAGACCAGATCCAGTTTCATCTTTGGGGCAAAAGATTTATCCAGAAGGATTCTTTGTTGATGATTATCAATTTAATAATTCTGGAGATCTAGATGAGCACAATGGAAGATTTTGTGTAACTCCAGAATTTCCAAATGGAACTTATGCATATTTTGCAACTATTAACAATGGATCCACTGAAACTTCTGGGACATTCAAAAACTTCAAAAAACCCTCTTTTCCATATCTAATTGGAAATACTTTTAAATCTGTTCCAAATCAAGAAAATTATAGTAGAGAATCTACAGATCAAAGAATATTCTCATTTGAAACTAATGATCTACTGAGAAATACGACTCCCTATAACTTAACAAGTGGAAATTCTCAATATGATTTTGTCTTTAATCCAATTAAAGTAAAAGAACCTTCAGTAAAGGTAAAATCTGTTTTATTATCTGGATTAAGCGATATCGGAATTACTACTGGCGGTAGTGGATATAAAATAGGGGATAAGGTTGTATTTAATAACACAAACACAAGTGGTTCTGATGCATATGCCGAAGTTTCATATTTAAAAGGAAAAGAAATTAATTCAATAAGTTTTGCATCAACTTTTGCACAGAATGTAGAATTTTATCCAATAAATGCCACAGGAAAGTTTATTGGTTTTTGTTCAACACCACACAGTCTCATAAACAAAGATATTATATCAATCTCTGGTCTTAATACATCGGTCAGTTCTTTTAATGAGTTCTTCCAAGTAGGCGTAAGATCAGATACTCTTTCTCTTTCTGGTCCTGTTGGCAATTCTACTGCAACTGGAATTATTACATATTTTAATGTAAATGGTTCTCTTGAGTTTCCAAATATAAGAGAAAATGATGTTTATCATATTGAAAATGAAAAGGTGAAGATTTTATCAATTGACAAATTATCTTCTAGAATCAAAGTTTTAAGATCTTACGAATCTACCTCTGGATCTGCACATACTACATCTACAGTTTTATACGAAAAAACTAGAAAGTTTACTTTTGACAACTCAAAAGGTGTAAACATTGATTATAACTTAAATAGAGAGATATACTTTAATCCCGCAGAGTCTGTCTCTTTAGGAACAACTACGGGCATTGGGGTAGGATCAACACTGTATTTCTCCAATCCAGGAGCAGGAATCACAAATATTTTTGTTCCCACAAAGACCATTTATATACAGTCTCACAAATTAGAAACTGGAACGGAGTTAATTTACTCTAATAATGGAGGATCTTCATTATTTGTTTCAGATGACGGTGTAAGCAGTTTCCAATTATCCAATAACCAATCAGTTTATGTTGCTAAAGTTTCTGATGATTTAATTGGAATTTCTACAAATAAAGTTGGATTGGGTTCAACTGGTTCCTTTGTTGGCATTAACAGTAGTATTACAACTTCCACTTTGTTCTTTACAAATATTGGTTCTGGTACTAATCATAGCTTTAAAACTACTTATCCTAATGTTTTAACGGGAGAATTTGTAAAAAATACCGTTACTGTCTCTACAGCATCGACTCACGGATTAAAATCAAATGATCTCGTATATCTTGATGTCTTGCCTGGAATTACAACTACTATTTTTGTAAAATATAATGATAAAAATAGAAGACTGGTTGTTAATCCAAGATCTTTTGATGCATCTGATGTTAATATTACAAATAATATTATTACAATTCAAAATCACGGTTATCAGACTGGCGAAAAGGTAATTTACAATGCGACTGTTGCAATTGGTGGTTTAACTAATGATGAAATATACTATGTTGTAAGATTTAACAAAGATTCTATTAAACTATCTTCTACTTATTATAATGCTATCAAAGACATTCCAGAAGTAATTGATTTTACTAGTGCTTCATCAGGATCTATTTCTCTGGTTAATCCAAGAATTTTTGCCATCTCAAATCAGGTTATTAACTTTGATCTGTCAGATAGTTCACTATCTTACTCTAAAGGATCTATTTCATATCCAGCTTTTGATTTTAAATTATATACAAACTCAGATTTCACTGAGGAGTTTAATAAGGCAGAAAGTTCAACAAAATTTGATGTAGTAAAAACTGGAACAATTGGCGTAACTTCAACATCTTCAGTCACTTTAACAACAGAAAATCTTGATTTTGATTTATATTACAATTTAGTCCCCGTTGATTTAAAAGATAATCTTATTTCAAAAAAAGAAATTATTGTAGATAATGATAATATTAGCGCAAATAATAGATTAATTGTATCTCAAAGTTCTTATTATGGATTCCACAATATAGTTGGTGTTGGTCAAACAACCTTTACTTTTAATATTTTAGATTATCCGGAAAGTTTATCTTATACAAAATCTGATGGGAACTTTCAGTATTACACTGACTCTAAAAACACGACTGGAGAAATTAAAGCAGTTGAAATTAAGTCTGCAGGACGATACTATAATACTTCTCCTGGAATAACATCAGTATTTTCCACTACAGGACGTGGAGCTATTTTAGATGCATTTACAAATTCTATTGGAAAGGTTAATAGAGTAGAAATAGAGGATATTGGATTTGACTATCCAGCAGACTCAACTTTACGTCCATCTTCCAAGTTACCCCAAATATTAAAAGTAAATCCACTTTCAATTTTTAAGAGTGTTGGTGTTTCTTCTGTTGGAATTGATTATAGTATTTCTCCTGATTTAGTCGTAATTGACTCTTATACTGATAAAGTTGTCAATGATGTCGAATTACGATACAACATAAATTCAAAAACTGTTGAAATTATAAAAAATACCGAAGGAATTTATAATTCTAAACCAACAATAATTCCAATTAACAATTCAAATGGAATCCCAATTAAAAATATTACATTTAACAGCACAAACAAAGTTGTAACCGTTGAATTAGACGTAAATTACAGTTTTGGGCAAATATTCCCATTTAATGTAGGTGATAGAATTTTAGTTGAAAGTGTTAGTGTTGGAACTGCTGTAACTTCGAAGGGATATAACTCTAAAAATTATAATTACGCTTTATTTACTTTGACCTCAGCAAATCCACAATATGGTGGTTCTGGTGCAAATATTGTTTATAGTCTTTCAAATTACTTGTCAAATTCAGAATCCCCCGGAACCTTTGATGTTGAAAATTCTGCAGGTATTGTTGTTCCAGAAAAATATTTCCCAATATTTGATCCGATTTTAGAAAAATATAAATTCTTTAAAGGGGAAAAAGTAGACTCTAATTCTTCAAGTGGAATAGTATTAAATTGGAATGAATACACAGAAGAATTAAAATTGTCTTCTGGTGATACTTTTGAAGTTAATTCAGTAATTAAAGGAGAGACATCAAAAGCAAAAGGTTCAATTATCACAGTTGATGATTTTGATGCGATTTATTCTGTGAGTGCATCTTCAGTCGTTAAGAAAGGATGGCAGTCCGAAAGTGGATTTTTAAACAATCAATTCCAGGTTACTTCTGATAATAACTACTATCAAAATTTTTCATATTCAATAAAATCTAAGGTTGATTATGAAACTTGGAATGAGTCAATAGGCAACCTTAACCACACTTCTGGATTTAAGAAATTTAGTGACTTGGTTATTGAGTCGGTAGATTTCGGTTTTACTGGAATAACAACCTCACAAGATAGTGGAGATTTCTCTGGACTAGCAGACTTAATAACTGAAATTGACTTGAATTGTACTTATGATTTTGATCTTGCTAGAGAGAAGACTTTGAATATTGATTCAGAATATTTCTCAAAGGAAATTATTTTAAATTCTGTTTCATTACAAGATGAATTCCAATCAATAGGAAATAGAGTTCTTACAATAGATGATGTTAGTGAGCAATTCTCCAATCTTCCATCTGAGCAAAATTATTCCAATATAGATTCATTTAGATTATCTGACATTAGATCAAGAAAGTATATAACCTATGTAAGAGATAAAAGATTTACTGGCGTTAGACAAATATACTTGGTTTCATTGATGCACGATGGATTAGAAGGATATTTGAATCAATATGCAAGATCAGAAACTAGTGTTGATTTGGGATCATTTGATTTCTCTATTTTTGGAACAGAAGGAACTCTAGAGTTTCATCCTCTCAGTTATCTCTATAGTAACTATGATATTAGTGCCATATCATATGGTATTAGAGATACTTCTTCAGGTATTGGAAGCACTTCTTTTGGAAGATTAGTTGATGTGAGGTCATCAACGACTACTGTTTCTGCTGGCACTACAGCAAGAACAAATATCGTTGGCATTGGTTCTACCTATGTGGCATCAAAGGTCTTGGTTCAGTTCTCCTCTACAAATGGCACATATTATCAATTTGACGAATTGACATTGCTGAATGATGGAACGGAAGTGAGCATTCTTGAATATGGTCGTTTATCAAATACAAGTAGAGTTAGATATGTGGGTGATGGAATAGGAACTTATTCTGCATATATTTCTGGTTCAAATGTTAACCTAGATTTTACTCCAAATGTTGGTTTAGGAACAACTTATGTCATCAATACACTTAGGGTTTCTATCGCAAGTACAAATGTTGGTATTAGCACTGCATCATTATCATTTGGTACTTCTGAAATAAGATCTAGTTATGTTTCTATTTCTTCATCTCCAACACCAACTCAAACTGGTATAGCAACATATTCTAAAGAATATGGAGCTTCATACTACATTGCAGTTGTCGAAGACACCACAAATGATGAATGTCAAGTTTCTGAAATAGTTGTCGTTGATGATGAAACTGAAGCATATATGACAGAATTTGGAATTATAGAGACTTCTTCCGGATTAGGAACTTTTGGAGTTGGTGTTAGCACCATAACAGGAACTACTTTAACTTTTACTCCAAATCCAAATATTTCTGCAGAGGTTAAAGTATATCAAAATTCAATGAAAGTTGTTAGTACTGGAAATACTTTAGAAACTTATGATTTTACAAATGCAAACATAGATATATCTTATGGTGGATTTGAAGGAATTTACAATTCTATTAAGAGATCTTTTGATTTGAAGCACAAGCAAACTCCAATTTTCCAAAGAATTTTTAACGCATCGAATCCAACAATTGTAAACGTTGCAAATAATTCTGTAAGAATTCCAAAACATTTTTATGTTACTGGTGAAGAAATAGTTTATAGTGAGGGAAATGGAAATCGTATTGGAATTGCAACAACATCAATTCCTGGAATTGGGTCTACAGATTTACTCCCATCATCAGTATTTGTAGTTAAAGTAAATGATTTAGATATAAGATTAGCGGCAAGTGCAGAAAATGCTCTCAAAGCAATTCCCGAACCTCTTACGATCACTTCTGTGGGAATAGGGACAACACACTCGTTTACTTCTAAGAAGCAAAATACAAAATGTTTAGTGACTATTGATAATTTTATTCAGTCTCCAATTGTTTCCACTTCAACAACTACAACTCTAGCTGCGACAGCTGCTTTTAATATAGTTGATCTAACTCTGTCTGGGATTAGTTCTATCTTTGGTGGAGACTTGTTAAAAATTAATAATGAAATTGTAAAGGTTAACACCGTTGGTTATGGTTCTACTAATGCATTATTGGTTGATAGGGGTTGGATGGGAACAAATCCAGAAAATCACTCTATTGGATCAACAGTTACAAAAATTGTCGGAAACTATAATATTGTAGATAACACCATTCACTTTGTAGAGGCTCCATATGGAAATTCTCCCATTGGAACTATAACGAACAGACCCGATGATAGAGATTATACTGGAATTACAACTCGATCTACATTTGACGGTAGGGTATTTTTAAGATCAGGAATAGAGGATGATACAAGCGAATCATATAGTAAGAATTATGTTTTTGATGGGTTGTCCGAACAGTTTACTGGCATAAACACAGAATTTATTCTCAAGTCTTCAAAATCTAATATTACTGGTATTTCTACTGGAGGAATGGTTCTATTAATCAATAATGTATTCCAAGAACCACAAAGACTTGGATCTGTTAATATTGGTGGCGACTACAAACTATCAGAAAATGCAGGAATAACAACACTTGGATTCACTGGAACTATATCATCAACATCATATGACATTAACACTGCTAGTGTGCCCCGAGGTGGTGTTATTGTCTCTGTTGCTTCAACTCAAGGATTTGGTTACCAACCTCTAATTTCCGCAGGTGGAACTTCAATAGTCTCTGTTGCAGGAACTATTTCCGCGATTAGTATTGGTTATTCTGGATCTGGTTACAGATCTTCGAATAGTTATGAAATCGTAACCGAGACTTCCTCGACAATTAGTTCAGGAAGTACAATTATTCCAGTAAATAATCAAAATGGAGTTCTCAATAAACTACAGTACTCGTCTTCAAACACATTAGGAATTGGATCGATATTCCAGAATGTCTCTATTGTAGGCGTTGGTGCAACTTATGTTCTTATAGGTTCTGGAAGTACTTCCAGTCAGTCTGTTGATTCGGGAACTTCTGTTCTAATAAGTTTAAATTCTCCTACTGTAGGATTAGTTGATGTTGGCGTAAAAACAGCAAGCAATGGAATTGTAAATTATGAGTTTATTGGATTCACTACTATTTCTTCTGGAAGAATTTCTAATAATGTAACTATTACAAATCCAGGTTCAGGTTATACAACATCAAATCCACCAACGGTTGTTTTTGATTCGCCAAATAGTTATGACAACATCCCCTTAGTTTACTCATCGGGGTCTTCTGGAATTGGGACCCAATCTACAATTAGCATTGTTGTTGGTCAGGGATCAAGTATAGTTGATTTTGAAATTAAAAATCTAGGTTATGCATATAAGGTTTCCGAAGTTCTTACTATTCCCACCGGAGGTTTAGTAGGAATCCCAACAGATTCTTCAAAACCATTTAGAAAATTTGAACTAACTATCGATCAAGTATTTGCAGATCTTTTCTCTGGATGGTCTGTTGGTGATTTCCAAGTACTTGATAAAATAGAAAGTTTATTCAATGGAAGCAGAAGAAACTTCCCAATTAAAATAGATGGAGTACAAACTTCAATTAGGGCAAGATTTGGTTCAAATATTGATGTACAATCTGTATTACTAATATTCATTAATGATATTTTACAAGTTCCTGGATCTGGTTATACATTTAACGGGGGAAGTACATTTACTTTCTCAGAACCACCAAAAGAAGGTGACACTTGCAAGATACTGTTCTATAAAGGAACTGGATCTGTTGATGTCGTGTTCAATGATATCTTAGAGACTATTAAAATTGGAGATAGTGTTAGATTGAATAGTGATATTTTATCACAAAAAGAAGATGAAAGACTAGTAACTGACATTGTTTCATCTGATATTATTCAAACCAATCCCTATAATGGATATGGGTTAACAACTGACGAAACTCTATCTAGACCTTTAATTTGGTGCAGACAGACTGAGGATGCTATCATCAGTGGGCAAGAAGTTGGAAAAAATAGAGAAATATATGAACCTCTCATTCAACCAACTACCAATATAATTCAAAATGTAGGTTCTGCATCTACTGAAATATTTGTCGAGAGTGTAAAGATCTTCTTTGACGATAATAGAGAAAATTCAACAACTCCATTTAAAACAAAAATAATTATAACTTCTCAGGATGTTGTAGTTGGAGCATCTGCGACTGCTGTAGTTTCTGCAGCAGGCACTATTTCTTCATTGAGTCTTTCCAATGGTGGTTTAGGATTTACAACAAACCCAACTGTAGTTATTGCAAGACCTGTTGGAGTAGGAACAACATCTACTGCCACAGCGTCAATAACTTCAGGAATTGTGACTTCTCTTACAATAACAAATCCAGGATCTGGATATACATCATCAAAACCACCTCAAGTTTTAATTGAGTATCCTTCTCTCAAATCAGAAAGAATTGAAGATGTTTCCTATGAGGGTGATTTTGGAATAGTTGTTGGTGTTTCTACAACTTCCGTTGGAGTTGCATCAACTGGAATTGTATTTGATCTATTTGTTCCAACGGATTCTTACTTGAGGAATACTAATATTACAGTTGGAGTTGCATCAACTGGAATTAGTGGAATAAAAACTGATTACTATTTTACAATATTTAATTCTAATATTGGATTTGGAGTAACTTCACTGGACTCCACAAATTCAGTCGTTGGTGTTGGAACATCTTGCCTTGATAACGTTTATAAGGTTGCTTCAGTTTCCATAGCACAAACAAGTGTTCCTGGAGTTGGATTGACCAATGTTTCTAGAGTTACAGTCAAGGTTTTAAGTTATAATGGTTTAACTGGAACAGGATATAGTAACTTCTATGGTCAATTTAGTTGGGGTAAGATAAACACTACCACAAGAAAGAAACCTTTAAGTTTCAATTCTTATAATGATAATGGAGTTTCTGGATTGTCCACAAGTGCAGTTATTCAAAGAATAAATCCATTGAGATATATTGGTTATTCTACCAGTGTTCAATAATAACTATAAATAGATAAAAAACGACAAAAATGTCTGCGATTATAACTGATCAACTTAGAATATTAAACGCTAAAAACTTTGTTGCAACGGCAACTTCGAGTTCTAATAGTTATTATGCATTTGTTGGATTGCCAAATGCATCTAATTATGATGCAAATTGGGATTCTCTACCTCCTGCACCAAAAGATAATTTTGATCAGGAAAATGATTATTGGGACACGATGATTGCTTTGAAAAAAATTACAAGCGGTGATGTCAGGCAAGTAGTTAGAAAAGTTACTTGGACTTCTGGAGCGGTCTATGATATGTATAGACACGACATTAGTAGAACTAGTCTGTCTGTTCCATCAAATGCGACCAACTTATATTCTGCAAACTTTTATGTTGTAAACAGCGATTACAGGGTTTATGTTTGTTTGTATAATGGCATTGATCCAGAAAATCCAACTGGAAAACCCTCTTTAGATGAGCCAACATTTACTGATTTGGAACCAAGAGCAGCAGGTGATAGTGAAGATGGTTATGTATGGAAGTATTTGTATACCATTAAACCAAGTGAGTTAGTTAAATTCGAATCTACTAACTTTATTCCTGTCCCTTCAGATTGGGAAACCAACTCTGATTATGCAGCAGTCAGAAATAATGCCTTAACTAGTGGTCAAATTAAAATTGCTCAAGTTTTAAGTAGAGGTGTTGGTATAGGAACTGCAAATAGAACATATACTGACGTTCCAATTTATGGTGACGGTTCTGGTGCCAAATGTACAATTGTAGTTAATAGCGATTCAAAAGTAGAGTCTGCCATTATTACTAATGGAGGTTCTGGATATAGTTATGGTACTGTAAATTTAGTTGCGGGCGGTGTTCCAACAGGAACAACTACTCCAACTTTTAAAGTCATTATTCCTCCCCAAAAAGGTCACGGATATGATATTTACAGAGAACTTGGAGCATATAGAGTATTAATTTATTCAAGAATTGAAAATGATACTGAAGATCCAGATTTTATTGTAGGCAATCAAATTGCAAGAGTTGGTATTGTGGAAAATCCTCTAGCATATTCTTCAGATTCAGTATTAGTAAAAAATAAAGCAAGCGCATTATCTGCATTAAAACTAGTTGGAACTGGATATAGTACTGCCAATTTTGCAGCAGACTCATTTATTACTCAAACAGTTGGTCTTGGTTCAACTGCAGTAGGTAGAGTAGTATCTTATGATAAGAATACTGGTGTTTTAAAATATTGGCAAGATAGAACAGTAGTTGGATTTAATAGTGATGGTACATCAAATTCAACTCCTTTATACGGATTTAATTTAAATAGATTTACTGCATCACCCGACACAGGAGGATCTGTAACTATTTCCGCTTCAGGTATAAGTGGACTGGGTATTGATACATCCTTTACTGGTGTATCTACCACAATAAATAATAGAAGATATTATTTGGGGCAAACATTTGCCAATGGCGTGTCTAATCCAGAAGTAGAAAAATATTCTGGAAACATAATTTATGTTGACAATAGACCTTCAATAACAAGATCATCAAATCAAAAAGAAGATATCAAAGTCATTTTGCAGTTCTAAAGAATTATGCCACAACAAACTAATTTAAATGTATCTCCATACTTTGACGACTTTGATAGGGAAGATCAATATTATCGTGTCCTATTTAAACCAGGTTATCCAGTTCAGGCGAGAGAACTTACAACTCTCCAATCAATGCTCCAAAGTCAAATTGAGCAGGTTGGTGATCACCTATTTAAAGAAGGTTCAGTAGTAATACCAGGAAATATTAATTATATTGACAATTACTATGCAGTAGAACTGCAAGATAGTTATCTTGGTATTGATATTTTATCATATCTTCCATATTTAATTGGAAAGACAGTTAGAGGTGCTAATAGTGGTGTTAGAGCTGCCGTTGTAGGAGCGTTGAGTTCTGAAGATTCTGAAAGAGGAAATAATACAATCTATGTGAACTTTTTAAACTCTGATGTTGGTTCAAATAGTTATCAGGGTTTTTCTGCAAATGAAGTTTTACTTGTAGAAAGTGGAGTATCTTCACCGAATGCTTTAGATATAGAGAAAAATACTATCCTTCAACCAAATGAAGGTTTTGCGGTAACAATCTCTTCAAATCCAAACTCAATTGGTTCTGCTGTTAGTCTTTCTGAAGGTGTTTATTATTTAAGAGGGCACTTTGTAACAGTAGATGAGCAAACAATAATTCTTGATCAATACTCAAATAATCCAAGCTACAGAGTTGGATTGGATGTTTTTGAAGTAATAGAAACTCCAGACGACAATATAGATCTAAATGATAATGCTCAAGGATTTTCTAACTATGCAGCACCTGGAGCAGATAGACTTTCTATAGTTGCGATTTTAACTAAAATCCCCATTAATGATCCAAATCCAGTAGCAACTCCTAATTTTGTTCAGTTGCTAGAAGTTAGAAATGGTATTCTTCAAAGGCAGATTAATAATCCAGATTATAATGTAATTGAAAAAGAACTAGCAAGGAGAACATATGATGAGTCGGGAAACTATTATGTAAAATCTCCTTCTGTTTCGGTAAAAGAAACTCTAGATGACCTAAAAGGAAATGGTGGTGTTTTTAAAGAAAACCAGTTAACATATAATAATAATAAAGCATCAGATGATTTATCTACCTACACAATTTCTCCCCTCAAAGCTTTTGTGAGTGGTTATGAAATAGATGTTGTAGGAACTACTTACCTTGATTTTGAAAAACCAAGAACAACAAAGTTATTGGAAGATCAAAGTATAAACTATGTTACGGGTCCAACTTATACCCTCAACAGAGTATATGGATCGCCAGCATTGGGCATTTCAACTTCATATTCTTTAAGTCTGAGAAATTCTAGAGTTGGATCTAACTCTATTACTGCACCAGGAAAAGAGATTGGTGTTGCTAGAGTATACGATTTTGCATTAGAGTCTGGATCATACAATACATCAACTCCAAATACAAATGAGTGGGATATTGCTTTATATGATATTCAAACTTATACAGAAATATCTTTAAATGAACCCATCACATTAACAACTCCAACTTATATTAAAGGCAAATCAAGTGGAGCGGTAGGTTTCTTAAGATATAATGCGTCAAACTCCGGAATCATTACCGCATATAATACTAAAGGAAATTTTGTAGTTGGTGAAAAGTTCATTTTTGATGGTATAGAAAATACCAGAGTTTCTACTACAGTAACTGCATATTCTACTAATGATGTAAAATCTCTCTATGGCATAGTTGGTAGTGCTTCTACATTTACAGCAGATGTCAAGCAGTCTGCATTGGCAAATGTCGGTCAGGTTCAAATTAGTGCTACTGGCGGTGGAATAAGCACAGTAACTTCAGCAGACTTTATTTTTACGGGAATTGCAACCGTAGGCAATATTGTTGCTTTTTCAAATCCAGGATTATCTGTAAATACTTTCGCAAAAATAGAAACAGTATCTCAGAGTGCAATCACAATCTCTGGAATTACCACAGTAACTGGAGTTTGTGATGGTGGTTTGCCAACATCGACTATTAATCCAAGTGATTTTAGAATTCTATTTTCTAACTTCCAATTGTCTGTAGATAACACATTATACACTACTTTACCAAAAAGAAATATTGCATCTGTAGATCTAACAAATTCTACACTAACTATAAGAAAACAGTACAACGTAACCATATCTGCAAATTCAACGAATACTATTATTGCAGAATCCGATGAGACATTTTTACCATATGATGAAGAAAGATATGTTCTTATTGCAGATAGTGGTACTACAGAAAGTCTAAGTTCAGATAAGTTAGTATTTTCTAGTGGCGGAAGAGAGATAACAATAAATGGATTAACAACTTCTTCTGGTACCGGAAAACTAATTGCAACTCTAAGAAAAGTTGATATTGATTCAAAAGTAAAAAATAAGAATAGAATCCAAGCATTAATAGTTGATAAGTCAAAATATCAGTATTCTGGAATCGGAGCGACAACTAATAATGATGGTCTGACATATGGCACTTATCCATACGGAACAAGAGTTCAGGATGAAGAAATTTGTCTGCTGCAACCAGATGCAACAGTATTGTATGGAATTTATGAGTCTAATGATACTTCAGATGCAGAACTGCCGAGTTTAACTCTAACAACTATCAATGGACCAACAGCGAAAACTGATGATTTATTAATTGGTGAAGAGTTTGTAGGATCACTTAGTGGTGCAGTTGGGGTATATGCAGAAAGACTAAATGCATTACAAGTTTCTTATGTTGCAAGGAATTCTAATAAATTCCAAGTCAATGAAGTTGTAACTTTTAAAGAATCTGGGATTACTGCAACCATTACTGCAGTCAATGGCGGAGATAATAATATTATTTCTAATTATATCTTTGACAACGGACAAAGAGAAACAATCTATGATTATGCCAGAATTATCAGAAAAGCGTCTGCAAAAGAACCAACAAGAAAACTAAAAATTATTTTTGAATCTGCAAGTTTCTCATCATCAGATACTGGAGATTTAACAACCGCAAGTTCTTACAATCAATTTGATTATTGCGATATTCAATCGGTTAATGGTATAAGAAATACAGACATTATTGATATCAGACCAAGAGTTTCTAACTTTACTGTAACTACTTCTTCATTATCTCCATTTGAGTTTAATGCAAGATCATTTACTTCGAGTGGCAATTCTGCTTCTAGTATTTTAGCATCTGACGAATCTATCTTATTTGACTATTCATATTATCTACCAAGAATAGACAAAATCTATCTAACTAAAGATGGAGTTTTCCAACTAAACAAAGGAGAACCCGCAGATAATCCTCAACCACCAATTGATATTGATGATGCACTTGATATTGCAACTATTACTTTGCCAGCATACTTATGCAATGTTAATGATGCAAGTTTAAACCTTGCAGAGCACAAGAGATATAGAATGAAAGACATTCATTCTCTTGAGAATAGAATTAAAAATCTAGAATACTATACTTCACTATCACTTTTAGAGTCTGACACATCAAATCTATTTGTTAGAGATGTAAACGGTCTTAATAGATTTAAGTCCGGATTCTTTGTAGATGATTTTTCCACAACTTCGACTCAGAAAAAAGTAACTATTGTAAAAAATAGTATTGATGTCATTAATTCCGAATTAAGACCTGCGCCATATACAACAGAAGTTGACCTAATTTTGGGTTCAAACTCTCTTATTGGATTGGGAGTTACTTCAACAAATGTAGATCCAAACTTTGTAAGTGATTTGATAGGTACAAATGTCAAAAAGACTGGTGGACTTATTACTCTAGATTATTATGAAGTTGAAGAAATAAATCAACCATACGCAACAAGAGTTGAATCTGTTGCTCCATACCGTGTTGGTTATTATGGCGGAACTATTAATCTTACTCCATCTTCTGATATTTGGGTTGATGTAGTAAGATTGGCAGCAAACAGTACAGAAGTTGCCACAAACTACATTCAATCAGAATCCCAAATTGTTGCTTCAGAACTAGACAGTCAAAGTGGATTTGGTCCAGTAACTTGGGGTTCTTGGGAAACTGTTTGGACTGGATCTACAAAAGCGGTAGATTCCAGAACAGTTAATGTTGGATATTATATTATTAAGGAAGATCTGGAAACGGTAACTAAAACGGGAACAACCACAAGGTCTGGTGTTAGAAAAATCACTAAAGAAGAGTTGAAGAATGTTTCGCTAGGGGATACTGTACTAAGCACCGATATTAGTTCCTTTATGAGATCTAGAAACATTGAGTTTGTTTCTAGAAGATTAAAACCATTTACTAGGGTTTATACCTTCTTCAATGGGATTGATGTTAATAAGTTTGTTACTCCCAAACTACTTGAAATCACAATGACTTCAGGTACTTTCCAAGTTGGGGAAACAATTGAAGGTAATATTGAACTTTCCACTGCACCTGGATTCGCCAACTTAAATGTTGCGCCGGTTAAACCAGATCCCAAAATAACGTTTAGGGTTGCAACATCAAATCACAAGTATGGACCATTTAATGCACCAACTGAAGTATTTACTGCAAACCCATACAACTCATCACAACCCATACCAGAAACTTATTCTTCAACTTCAACCATTCTAAACGTAGATACATTTAGTCTTTCTCAACAAGCACAAGGTGATTTCTTTGGTTACGTCCAAACAGGAATGAAACTAAGAGGTCTGACAAGTGGTGCCGAAGCAGTAGTTTCTAATATCAGATTGATTACAGATACTATTGGTGTCTTAATTGGATCTTTTTATATTCCAAATCCAAATGTTTTTGGAAATCCAAGATTTGAAACAGGTTCTAAATTGTTTAGAATTACTAATAGTCCTTCAAACTCACTTATTAATTCGACTACAACAAGTGCAGAAGAGAAATTCTATTCGGAAGGTAAGATTAATAGAGTTCAAGAAAATATTCTTTCTGTCAGAACAGTAAGAACAGAAACTCAAACTGTGACAGAAAGTAGAACCGAGAGTCTCACGGGTCCAACAGCAGTCGTTGCCACCACTATTGTTGGCAATACACTACCTCCTTATGTACCACCAGCTCCTCCTGTAGTGCCCGCAGAACCACCAACACAAGTAGATTACGAGCAAGAACCTGCACCATCTTCTTATTCTCCAGTTCAAGATACTCCATTCTTTGGAGGAGATGAACAACAAGTACCAGGACCATTTATTGGTTCTGGAGATCCCGAAGTTCTCACACCAACAACTTCCGTTAACCCAGAACCACCAACAGTAACAAGAGAAAAACAAAAAGGTTGTAAACCAGGTATGGAATATCTTAATGCATCAACAACGATTGGATCATATAGATATCAGAGTACTATTAATCCGGGAAATACAACAGCATTCTCTGTTCCACTTCAAACTGCTTGTGGCAAGACTTGGGCGCAAATTGCAGATAAGAAAGGCAAAAAAGCAGCAAATAAAGAATTTAAGAATGCTGGCATAAAACCAACCACTACAGACAAAACAACTGCTTTACAACAAAAAGCAATTAATTTCAAAACAACTAAAAAGCAGAAAAATGAATTGCCGTTGAAAGGTGCTCCTGGCGCTGCTGGTGCTGCTAGAAAACAACTAGAACAAGATAGAATTATTAAACCACAAAAAACAAGAGGACCAGGAGGATTACTATCAATTACCCCAACGACAATAAATAATGTTCCTGCAGGTAAAGGTAAGAAGAAGAAATAAATATATGATATTGGATCCAATCAGAAAGGTAACAAAATAAAATGAAAATAATAGATCCTTTGGCTCAATCTTTTTATATTGAACCGGAAAGTGGCATTTTTGCCACCTCTGTTGACTTATATTTTTATTCAAGAGACCCAGAACTTCCAGTAACTATTCAGTTAAGACCCATGCAGTTGGGTCTTCCAACTAGTGAGGTTTATCCATTTAGCGAAGTGGTAATTGACCCAAAGGATATTCAAATTTCCGAAGATGCATCTTTACCAACTAGAGTTACTTTTGAGTCTCCCGTTTATCTTGCAGGAAAACAGTTTCATGCATTAGCAATTTTATCAAACTCAAGTGTTTATAATGTTTGGATATCAAGATTAACAGAAGTTGACGTTAGTACTAGTGCTCTCGCAGAGCAAGAGCAGGTTTTAGTTTCTAAGCAACCATTAAGCGGATCATTATTTAAATCACAAAATGGTTCTACTTGGACTCCAAGTCAATTTGAAGACTTAAAATTCAAGTTAAATAGAGCAAACTTTGTAGGTGGCGGAAATATAAACTTCTACAATCCAAATCTTAGCGTTGGTAATAATCAAGTAGCAACACTAGTTAGAGATTCTTTAGAGGTAACTTCCAAAAAAGTTAAAGTTGGAATTGGGACAACAATTGCAACAACAATGTTACCTACCTTGGGGAATACGATTATTCAAAGAAATAGTAATGCTACTGGCAATTTTGTTGGATATGCAGGTTCTGCTTTTGGGACATTAGGACTCATTAATTCTGGAATTGGATACACTCCATCTTCAGGATCATTTGTTTTTAATAATGTTGTTTTAAATACAATAACTGGAGATGGTAGAGATGCTAGAGCAAACATTACTATATCCAATGGTGTTGCAGTAGCAGCAACTATTTCTAATGGAGGAACTGGATATTCGGCAGGTGATGTACTAGGAATATCAACAATTGGAACACAAAATCTTGGCAGAAACTTGAGGTTATCTGTTTCAGAAGTTTCTGGTGTAAATCAACTAATCATAGATCAAGTTCAAGGTGATTATGTTACTGGTGTAGGAAATACTTTAAGGTATATTAATAATGTTGGCGTTTCTACAGATTTAAATGGAACTGGGGGAAATGTCATTGTTCCCGCTAATGGAATAGAAACATTATCAGATGGATTGCATATCAAGGTTTATCATAAAAATCACGGAATGAATTCATCTCAAAATTTAGTAACAATAAGTAATGCAATATCTGATTTAAAACCAACCAAACTTTTTAGTGACTATTCATCAACTTCAACAGACAGTATTCCGGTAGAAAGTATTTCTATCGCTAATTTTGATACTTTTGAAAATGTTTCTGTTGCATCTACAAATCCAGGATATATTAGGATTGATAATGAGATTATTTCTTATACTGGAGTAAATACATCAGTATCACCACCACTTTTAACTGGTATAACTAGAGCGATTGATCAAACAAAATCATTCAGTTACAGTGCAGGAACTTTGGTTTATAAGTATGAACTTGCTTCTGTTTCCTTACGTCGCATTAACAAAACACACGATTTAGCAGATGCAACAGTTGCAGAACCATATGATCTAGATTACTATCACGTCAAGTTAGATATGAGTGATCAAAGTTCTACAATGACAAATAGAACTTTATCATCTGGTCATCCAAAGTTATTCCTTAACCAAACAAAATCAACAGGTGGTTCAGAAATAAATGCAACTCAGAATATACCGTTTGAAATTGTTAAACCAGTTGTCCAAACAATGTCTCTCAGAGGCACTAATATCAATGCTTCATTGAGAACTGTTAGTGGAAGTAGTGTTGATGGAAATGAAATACCTTTCATTGACCAAGGATTTGAGCAAATTAACCTCAATGCAACAAATTATTTAAGCACCCCTAGAGTTGTTGCATCAAAGATAAATGAGAACTCAAAAACAACGAATTTGCCTGCCAACAAATCTCTGACTTTAAATTTAAATCTTTCAACAACAAATGCATATGTATCTCCAGTAATTGACTTGGATAGAGTTGGAATGATTTTCACTTCCAACAGAGTAAATAATGCAATATCCAATTATGCCACGGATGATAGAGTATCAACTTTAAAAGATGATCCATCATCTTTTGTTTATGCAACAAAGCCAATTTCATTAGAAACTCCAGCATCATCTATAAAAGTAATATTAAGTGCATATATTAATACTTATAGTGACATTAGGTGTTTATATACAATAACTGATGACCCTAATTCGGATTTAATCTACTATCCTTTCCCAGGATATACCAATTTAACTTCAAGTGGAGATATAATAAGTTTGTCTGATAGTAATGGATTACCAGACAAAATGGTTTCTAAAACTGATTTGATTGGATTTGATAGCGATATCCTTGACTTTAGGGAGTATGAATTCACTATCGATAATCTACCAGCATTTAGATATTTTGGTATCAAGCTTGTTGGAACCTCAACAAATCAAGCATATCCACCAAGATATAAAGATTTGAGAATTATAGCATTGGCATAATAAATTATGAAATATTCTAAAGTTAACGGTCACTCTAATTTAATTAGAGATGAAGAAACTAAAGCAATTATCAACACAAATATGACAGATTACAATAACTACATTATGCAAAAAAGAATAAAAGAAAAAGAAAATCAAAAATTACAGAATCTTGAGAAAGATTTTGTTAATATGAAAGAAGATTTAAATGAAATCAAATCTTTGCTCAGGAGTTTAATTGATGGACCCAAATAATATAGACCTTGAAAATTTAAGTAAAAGTTTTGAATACTTTAAAGTTGCTTCTGAGATAGATAGTATAGATGATATTAACGATTTGAAGAATATTGCAAAATGTTATTATAAGTTATACTTAAAACAACAAGAAGTAATTTCCAGTTTAGGTATTTTAAATGGCAGATAAAAGAATAACTTTTGACACGACTTCTGGAACTCCAAGTTCAGTTAATTTAACTATTAATACTGGATCAACTTTTTCAGCAAATTTTTCAGTAGTAAACACATCAAGTTCTGCCTTTAATTTCTCTGGGTGGACTGGATCTTCTCAAATGGCAAAGAGTGTTTCTATCGGATCAAGTTCTTATGCGGTAGCAACATTCAACGTTGGTTTTTCTACTTCTACTCAGGGTAGATTTAATATTTCTTTGGGATCAACACAGACAAGATCTTTAAGGGAAGGAAGATATGTTTATGATGTTCTGGTAAGTTCGGGTTCGACTGTTTATAGAATTGTTGAGGGAAATATTTTAGTAAGACCCGGTATTTCTTCTGCACCATAAATATTCTGAGAGGTACTAATAAATGGCGCAACCATCTACTAGACAAGAGTTAATAGATTACTGCAAGAGAAAACTGGGAGCGCCAGTTTTAGAAATTAATGTTGCCGATGAGCAAATTGAAGATCTTGTAGATGATGCTGTCCAGTTTTTTCAAGAAAGACATTTTGATGGTGTTTATCCTACATTTTATAAGTATAAAATAACAGCAGATGATATTGCTCGTGGAAGAGCAAAAGGACTTGATGTAAATAGCAATGTTGGCATAGTTACAACAACGGTAAATACAAATATAGTAGGGACAGCGGTATCATTTAATTATACCGAAAACAGTAATTATCTACAGGTTCCACCTAATATTATTGGGGTAAATAAGGTTTTTAGTTTTGATAGTTCAAACACAATCACCAATAATATGTTTAGTGTAAAATATCAATTATTTTTAAATGATATTTACTATTGGGGAACTACTGAGCTATTAAGTTATGCTATGGTTAAGACCTATTTGGAAGATTTGGATTTTCTTCTGAATACTCAAAAACAAATTCGTTTCAATAAAAGACAAGATAGACTATATCTAGATATTGATTGGGGCACCGTTAGTGAAAATAATTATTTTGTTATTGATTGCTACTCTACTCTAGATCCAAATGATTATTCAAGAGTTTGGAATGATTCTTTTATAAAACCATATTTGACATCTTTGATTAAAAGACAATGGGGACAGAATATGATGAAATTTACCGGAGTAAAACTACCCGGTGGAGTTGAATTAAATGGTAGACAAATGTATGATGATGCACAAAGAGAAATTGACATTTTAATGGAAAAAATGTCCAATACTTATGAACTCCCACCATTTGATATGATCGGGTAAAATGTTAAATCCATTTTTTCTTCAGGGGTCTTCCTCCGAACAAGGTTTAATGCAGGATCTGATAAATGAACAGATCAGAATGTATGGAGTTGAAGTATATTATATTCCAAGAAAGTATATTACTGAAAAAACTGTAATAAAGGAGGTAATACAGTCGAGATTTGACAATGCTTATCCTTTAGAAGCATATGTAAACAGTTATGATGGTTATGGTGGAACAGGAACTATTCTATCAAAATTTGGCATTCAGGATCTTGATGATTTAAGTTTAATAATTTCTAGAGAAAGATTTGAAACTTATATTAGTCCTTTAATAAAAAACTTGAATGATATAAAATTATCCACAAGACCCAAAGAAGGAGATTTGATTTACTTTCCTTTGGGAGATAGATTATTTGAGATTAAATACGTAGAACACGAGCAACCGTTCTATCAACTCCAAAAGAATTATGTTTATGAATTGAGATGCGAACTCTTTAGATATGAAGATGAAGTTGTTGATACTAGTATTGAAGAAATAGACGATAATATTCAAAATCAAGGTTATATACAGACATTAACTGTAGTTGGAGCAGCGGTGACTGCGACAGCACTCACAAACATTGTAAATGGTGGTGTTAGATTTGTTAGAGTAACCAATAGAGGAGGTGGATTTAATACGCAACCAAAGGTGGCAATATCTTCTGCTCCATCTGGTGGATATACTGCGGTTGGCGTTGCAACTATGATTGGCAACCTGATTGATTGCAATGGAACATCATCACTGAAAGTCCAAGGTGTTGAACTTGTTAATTCTGGATATGGTTATACTGTCACACCAGCAATTGCTTTTATTGGTGGTGGTGGAAGTGGTGTTGCTGCAACAGCAGTAATTGGTGATGGTGTTGTCGGAATCGTTACCATAACAAATGGTGGTTCTGGATATTCAACATCACCAACGGTAACATTCAGCGGTCCAGGAATAGGAACTACAGCAGTTGGTTACGCTGTTGTGAGTGCCGCCGGAACTATTACCCAAATAAGACTCAGAGACGCAGGTATAGGATATACAGCAGCACCAACTATTACAATAGCAAGTCCAGGTTCAAGTGGAACTGGATCATTTAAGTACAACGAAATAGTAACAGGATCAATTTCTGGAACAACTGCAAGAGTAAATTCTTGGGATTCGGATAATAATAAACTTGAAGTTTTTATTGTCAGTGGATCTTTTGCATCAGGAGAAACTATTACAGGATCTACAAGTGGAGCATCATATAAATTAAGAACACTAAAATCTGATAACCTTGTTGATCCTTACGCTCAAAATGACATCATAGAGGAAGAAGCAGATAAGGTTATTGATTTTAGCGAGGCAAATCCTTTTGGTACTTTGTGACTTAAATAAATATTATATAAAATTTAAATAATAAAATGTTTGAATATTTTTACAACGAAATTTTTAGAAAGACAATTGTGTCTTTTGGATCGTTATTTAATGATATTACTATAAAACATAAAGATAGTTCAGGTTCTAATGTTAGTGTAATAAAAGTTCCTTTAGCTTACGGTCCAACTCAAAAATTTCTAGCTAGATTAGAACAATCTCCAGATTTAAATAAACCAGTTCAAATAACATTACCAAGAATGTCTTTTGAACTGGTCGGTATATCTTATGATGGTTCTAGAAAATCTTCAACCGTTCAAACATTTCTATCCCCATCCGTTTCCGATAAAACTCAGCAGAGAAAAACATATCTTCCAGTACCATATAATCTTGATTTTGAACTGAGCATATTTACAAAGTTAAACGACGATATGCTCCAAATCATAGAGCAAATATTACCATACTTTCAACCAGCATACAATATTACGGTTGATTTAGTTTCTGAAATAGGAGAGAAAAGAGACGTACCAGTTATTCTGAATAGTGTGTCTATGAGTGATGACTATGAGGGTGATTTTTCTCAAAGAAGATCTTTGATTTACACTTTGAGATTTACTGCAAAAACGTACCTCTTTGGACCAACATCTTCTGTTTCTACAGATATTATCAAAAAAGTTTCTATTGGTCTTATTTCTGGAGATTCTACAGCAACTCCAACAAGAGAAGTTGTTTATTCAATAGAACCAAGAGCAACTAAAAATTATACTGGTAACGTTACAACAAATCTATCCAAAAATCTATCCGACACTGACACATTAGTTGAAGTTAATGATGCATCATCTATCACAGTTAATACGTATATTTACGTAGATGAAGAAGAAATGTATGTTGATAAAAAAGCAGGTAACGTACTTACTGTTACAAGAGGCGCAGACAGTACAACGGCATCCTCTCACGTCTCTGGGTCTGCCGTTTATAGAATAACTGCTGAAGACAATGCCTTGATTCAAACTGGAGATGACTTTGGATTTAGTGAGAACATCTTATGAAAATGACAAAAAAATTTGATGAGATTAATAAAACTTTTAATGTTGATGCTGATATAGATATAGTTCCGGTTGAAACCGAAAAAGTTTCTGCTGAAATTGAAAAGATATCTTCTACTGCGGATGATGTTAAAAAGGATTATGAATATACGAGAGGAAATCTCTATTCGATTATAGAAAAAGGTCAAGAAGCAATCAATGGGATTTTAGAACTAGCACAAGAAAGTGAAATGCCAAGGGCATATGAAGTTGCTGGACAATTGATTAAAAACGTCGCAGATGCAACCGATAAGTTAATGGATTTGCAGAAGAAACTTAAAGATATTGAAGAAGAAAAAGTTGGTAAAAGTCCAACAACAGTCAATAATGCTTTATTTGTTGGATCTACTGCAGAGTTAGCTAAACTTTTAAAGAACAATGATTTAGACAAAAAATGAAAACGGAACTTCAAGAATTTTTTTCTCTAGTAGGTAAAGCAAAAAAAGAAAAAGATGATGAATTCAAGTCTCTTGTCGGGGAAATCAATATTGATTCTATTTTTACCCAAGTAAAGGAGTCTGTAAAAGAAGAAAAGATAAAAAAAGAAAAAAAACAAAAACAACTTGACCGTCAAGTTAAAGCTTTAGAGTCTTGGTTATATTCGGAACCAATAACAAAAGAAAATAAAAAAATTGATGTTGAAGATAATCAAAAAGAAGAAATAAATTTATTAGAAGTAAATCAATTAGATATAGTTCAAATATATGAAAATAATGAATCTGTTATTTTAGAAACTGAGATAGTAGAAGAATTTGAACCAAAAGTAGAAGATTTAGAAGAAAGTGATGATGCTATAGATAGTGCTCTTAAAATTTTAGAACAGTTAACGACTAAAAAAGAGGTTCAAGAAAATACTAATGATCCAGAAATAATCAAAATAAGAAGAGAACTGGAGTACCTGAGAAACGTCGTTAACGCTCAAGGTGGAGGTGGTGAAGTTCGTCTAGAATTTTTGGATGATATTGATAGAAACACTGCAAAAACAAACAATTATTATTTAAAATATAATTCTTTACTCGATAAGTGGGTTGGAGACCCAGGCAGTGGTGGTGTTGGAACACAGAATTTAAATCAAACTCTTGGATATGGTAACACTTCAGATATTGGAATGTCTGTTGGGGTTGTCACCGCAACTTATTTTGTAGGAGACGGATCTTTATTAACCAATCTCCCAGGTAGCGGAAACAGTGGATATGCAAATACTGCAGGAATTGCTACTTATGCAGTAAATGCCGGAGTAAGTACCTATGCAGCATCAAGTGGCATTAGTACTAATGCGGTAACTGCCGGGTATGCAACGACATCTGGTATTTCAACAATTTCTCATGGACTGACCGGAACACCAAATATTGCTGTAGGTACATTGACAGCATCCTCTTTGGGTTTAGATGCGGGAACAATAATTTCTGGAATCGTAACTACTACAACAACATCAGAAACAGCAATTTCTTCGATTAATTCAACAATTTTCAGATCTGCCACATATCAGATCCAAATTACCGAAGGAACTAACTATAATATGACAGTAGTTAATACTATTCACGATGGTTCCGCCACATACATATCAGAATATGGAACAATTAATCAACCAGTAGGAATAGCAACATTTTCGACGGACCTTAATTCTGGATTTCTGAGACTTTAGCATATCCAAGTTCTTCGAATGCAACGACTTTTAAAGTTATTCTTACTGCAATTAAATTATGAAATCATTCAAAGAATTTCAAGAAGAGTGGACTAATAAATATAAAAAGAGTATTGATTGTTCAAATCCAAAAGGATTTTCTCAACGTGCCCATTGCGCGGCGAGGAGAAAAAGAGCAAAAGGTGAGCAGACTAAATCAAAACCAGTTGAGTAATGCCCAAGTTCAAGTCACATAAAACAGTTGAGCAAATTGCTAAGAAGCATCGTCTTGATGTTTCTTTCATACAAAAGCAACTTGATATGGGGGAACCTATTGAGCATGAACATACCAAAGATCATGACTTAGCAAAAGATATTGCTCTTCAGCATTTGGATGAAATTCCAGATTATTATACTCGTTTGAAAAAAATGGAAGCAGATGCCAAAAAGCACCATAAAAAGTTTAAAGATGTAAGCGAAGAAGGTCTTCGTGATTGGTTTGGAAAATCTAGATCAAAAGATGGAAAATCTGGATGGGTTAATGTTGTAACTGGCGGAACATGCGCAAGCGACGAACCAGGAGAAGGAGTTCCTAAATGCGTTTCTTCTTCCAAAAGATCCAGCATGACACCAGCAGAAAGACGTGCGGCAGCAAGAAGAAAAAAAGCAACAGATCCTGGACAGCAACAAAAAACAGGAGCTGCAAAACCAACTTATGTATCCACAGATTCACCTAGAAAGAAAATGAAAGAAGAAATGGATGTACAAGAAGCAAAGGATAAACCAAGTAAAGGTAGTGGAAAAAAAGATGCTTGCTATCACAAAGTAAAGTCAAGATATGATGTTTGGCCAAGTGCATATGCTTCTGGAGCACTAGTTAAGTGTCGTAAAGTTGGTGCAGCAAACTGGGGAACTAAATCAGAAGAGATGATGCAAGAGGAAGAAAGATATTGTCCATTATGTGACAAGAGAGAAACTAGATCTCAATGTTCTTACGGCGAAAAGGCATGGGATAAAGTTTCTGTTAAAGATGAAGAATACTCAATGGCAAGGTCAGAATTTAAAACTATTGAAGATGCAGTAAAGAGACTTAAGGCAAAAGTTGGCAAAGGTGAAGGTGATTTGGAAGCATGGGTTCAATCAAAAATAACAAAAGCAGCAGATTACATTGATACCGCAGCGGATTATATTGCAAGCGGAGAAATGGAAGAGCAAAGATTGGTCGATAAAATTATGGATGAAATGAAGTGTTGGCCAGGATATAAAAAGAAAGGAACTCAAAAGTTATTTGGCAAAACTTATAATCGTTGCGTAAAAGAAGAGGATGTAACTATTGAAGATGCTAATGGAAATACTTTTGCCGAGATTGTTGATTTGATTAAACCGGAACCGATTAAAGGATTTAAATCTCAAGTACAAGAAGCAACAAGACTTCAAGCGCAAACTGGTAACGTTATTGCAGTTACCCTTTCTTGGAAAGGAAAATATTATGCTCTTAAGATGTTTTTCCCTCAAGTAAAAACACCAACTAAAAAGGAAATAAACGATGAACTCCAAAAAGTTTATCCCGGATCTATAGTTTTATATCACACTGTTTCACAAATTCAACCAGGTCAACCACTTATCCAAGTATTTGGTCCACAAGGTGGCAGTTCTGGCAGTTTGGGTCCAAGTAGAGCATATGTAAAAACATACGGAGAACAGGTTGAGTTTGATGAAGACTGGCAATCAGTAAATAGAAAAGATAAAATCGATGGATTAAGTCAAAAAGCAGTTGATACTTATCGTCGTGAGAATCCAGGTTCAAAACTTCAAACTGCAGTTACTGAAAAAAATCCAGATGGTAAAAGAGCAAAAAGACGTGCTTCATTTTGCCGTAGAATGAAAGGTATGAAATCAAAACTGACTTCAGCAGAAACTGCTAGAGATCCAGATAGCAACATTAACAAAGCACTTCGTCGTTGGAACTGTAACTAATAAGTAGGTTTTATTATGTCTGATGTTTATCTTGGTAATCCGCTTTTAAAAAAAGCAAATACCCCCATTGAATTTACTCAAGAACAAATTATAGAATTTGTTAAGTGTAAAGATGATCCGGTTTATTTTGCAAATAATTATGTAAAGATTGTGACCCTGGATCATGGTCTACAAACTTTTAAACCATATCATTTTCAAGAGAAGTTAATCAATAATTTCCACAATAACAGATTTAATATCTGTAAGATGCCTCGTCAGACTGGTAAGTCTACTACTGTGGTATCTTTTTTGCTACATTATGCAGTATTTAATGATAACGTAAATATTGGCATTCTTGCAAACAAAGCAGCAACTGCAAGGGAACTTCTTGATAGATTACAAACTGCGTATGAGAATCTACCAAAATGGATGCAACAGGGCATTATATCTTGGAACAAAGGTTCTCTAGAACTTGAGAATGGTTCAAAGATTTTAGCAGCATCTACCTCCGCATCTGCTGTCCGAGGAATGTCTTTTAACATTCTGTTTCTGGACGAATTTGCGTTTGTTCCAAATCACATTGCAGATTCATTTTTTGCGTCGGTTTATCCTACGATTACTTCAGGTAAACAAACCAAAGTTATCATAGTTTCCACACCTCACGGTATGAATCATTTCTACCGTATGTGGCACGATGCGGAGAAAGGTAAGAATGAATATGTATTTACAGATGTTCATTGGTCAGAGGTTCCAGGTAGAGATGAGGAGTGGAAAAAACAAACTATTGCAAACACGAGTGATCAACAGTTCAAAGTTGAGTTTGAGTGCGAATTCCTTGGTTCTGTTGATACTCTTATTGCACCATCTAAACTCAGAACCCTCGTGTATGATGCCCCTAAGACCCGTAGCGCGGGTTTAGATGTTTATGTGGACCCAGAGGAGAATCACGACTATCTAATCACTGTAGACGTTGCTAGAGGTGTAGGAAACGATTACTCAGCATTTGCTGTTGTAGACATTACAGAGTTTCCACACAAGGTAGTTGCAAAATATAGAAATAATGAAATAAAACCAATGCTGTTTCCAAGTGTAATTCACGAAACTGCAACAGCATATAATGACGCTTACATATTGTGTGAGGTAAATGATGTTGGCGACCAGGTTGCAAGTATTCTCCAATATGATCTTGAGTATAATAATCTTTTAATGTGCTCTATGAGAGGTAGGGCAGGTCAAATAGTGGGACAAGGTTTTTCTGGAAAGAAAACCCAACTTGGAGTAAAGATGTCCAAGACCGTGAAAAAGGTTGGATGTCTTAACCTCAAGACAATGATTGAAGAAAATAAACTTTTCTTGAATGATTATGAAATAATTGCAGAACTTACAACATTCATCCAAAAACATAATTCATTTGAGGCGGAAGAGGGGTGTAATGATGATTTGGCAATGTGTTTGGTGATTTATGCTTGGTTGGTCGCACAAGATTATTTTAAGGAACTTACAGATCAAGATGTAAGGAAAAGGTTATATGAGGAGCAAAAAAATCAGATTGAACAGGATATGTCTCCATTTGGATTTATTTCCGATGGATTGGATAATAATGCAAGTTTTGTTGATAATGAAGGTGATAGATGGCATGTTGATGAATATGGAGATAGAGCATATATGTGGGAATATATGTGATGGACATAGATAAGCAATTAAAACTTGGACATCTTCTGTTGACAGATAGAAAATGTAGATCTTGTGGAGAATTAAAAAATCTAGTAGATGAGTTTTATAGAACAAGAAAGAATAGAGGTCCAGTTGCTTCTTCTTATTCTTATGAATGTAAAGATTGTACTATAAAAAGAATTTTGAAGGATAGAAAAAAAGAAAGCGATAAATCTCACTGGGAATATCCAGATTGGTAGTTCACGTCACGTTTCCCCCGTGAAAAGTAACTTTTTAATAAATATTTTTTAGATAAACTGAGATTTACGGAGAAAAACATGGCGACTCCTCAATTATCTCCCGGTGTACTTACGAGGGAAGTAGATTTAACAGTTGGGAGAGCTGAGAACGTATTAGATAATATTGGTGCTATTGCAGGACCTTTCGCAATAGGACCAGTAGAAGAAATTATTGACATCAGCACGGAACAAGATTTAGTCAATAACTTCGGAAAACCAATCTCAACAGATGCTCAGTATGAGTACTGGATGAGTGCAGCATCATATCTCTCATATGGCGGTATTCTTAAAGTTGTAAGAACTGACGGAAGCACTCTTAATAACGCAAACGCTGGCGTTGGAATTGCTTCAACCACTTCACTGAAGATTAAAAACTACGATAACTACAACTCTAGTTTTATTGATGCTACCAACTTTACATATGCTGCAAAAACCCCAGGTAAATGGGCGAATAATCTAAAGGTTTGCACCATCGATGATTTGGCAGACCAAAGAGTTGCTATTACCACTACTAATCCTGGAGCACTAGGTGCTGTTATTGGATATGGAGTAACAACGGTAATTTCTAATGCAGTTTTACCTGGAGCTGGAACAACATCACTATTCAATGGGTATCTAAAAGGTATCATTACTGGCATTACCACAGATGCTACCAACGCCAATAGCACCATTGATATTAAGGTGCTGTCCAGAGTTTCTGCTGCAGGTACTGAAACACCAGTTACTTATGCACAAGGAAACTCAATCCAATCATTTGAAGCAACTGATACTCTTTATTTTGTAAACAACTCTGGTATCAATACTGGTTCTACAGCATCGGCAGTAACAGTAGTTGATTGGTACGATCAACAAACTCTTGGTCTCACAAACTCAATCATTTATTGGAAGTCCATTGCTCCCAAGCCAGCATCAAACAACTATTCCGTCCAAAGAAACGGAAAGAATGATGCGATGCACATTGTTATTGTTGATGATACTGGTTCTATCACTGGAATTCAAGGAAACATCCTTGAGAAGCACATAAGTGTTTCAAAGGCATCCGATTCGGTTTCCTCTGTAAATTCTCCACAGAAGATTTGGTACAAGAACTATCTCGCCAACTTCTCACAATACATTTATGCTGGTTACAACCCATCGTTTGCAAAAGATTCTCAATGGGGATCCAATCCAGTTGCTACTGGATTCTCAACTGCTTTCACTCCATACACCCTACCTCAAGGTCAGTGGGGACAAGCAGCACAGGGAGTAACCTTCAGTGCCATCGGAAACGTTGCATATAACTTCGGCGGAGGAGTTGATTACTCGGCAAATGGGGGAATGCTAGCATCTCTTGGAGATCTTGTAACTGCATATGATCTATTCTCCAACAAAGATAGAGTTGCAGTTGATTTCATAATCAACGGACCAGGACTAGCAAATGAGTCTGATTCCCAAGCAAAAGCAAATAAGATGATTTCTCTTGCAGAGGGAAGAAAAGATTGCGTTGCAGTCATTTCTCCACATAGAGCAAATGTGGTCGATCTAACAAATACAACCACACAGACAAATAATGTAATTAGGTTCTTTAGTGCATTATCCTCTTCATCTTATGCAGTCTTTGATAGTGGTTATAAGTATACCTACGACAGATTTAACAATCTGTTCAGATATGTTCCTTGCAATGCTGACATTGCTGGTTTGATGATGAGAACAAACATCAACTCATATCCTTGGTATTCTCCTGCTGGACAACAAAGAGGAGTTCTGAACAATGCAATTAAACTTGCATATAACCCATCCAAGGATCAAAGAGATCTACTTTATACTTCAAGAGTTAACGCTATTATTAGTCAACCTGGAATCGGAATTTATCTCTTCGGAGATAAAACTGCTCTAGGATATGCATCAGCGTTTGATAGAATCAACGTTCGTCGTCTGTTCCTGACCATTGAACAATCACTTGAAAAAGCATCTCAGGCACAACTCTTTGAACTCAACGATCAGATTACACGAGCAAACTTTGTTAATATCGTTGAACCATACTTAAGAGATGTTCAAGCAAAGAGAGGTCTATATGACTTCCTAGTAATTTGTGATGAGACTAATAACACTCCAGATGTAATTGATAATAATGAATTCAGAGCTGACATCTTCCTGAAGCCAACAAAATCCATTAACTATGTAACTCTTACGTTCGTTGCTACCCGAACAGGTGTTAGTTTTGAAGAAGTAGCAGGTAGAGTTTAATTAATTTTATAATAACCACATAAGGAGGAACTAAAAATGTCTAGTCTCAGAACAATCACAGGATTCAAAGAAAGACTTGCTGGTGGCGGTGCAAGACCCAATCTATTTGAGGTTGAAATCCCCTCTTTCCCAGCACCTATTACCAATCTATGGAAGGCAGGTGCCGGTCAAGAAATTGACACCTTCAAGTTCTTATGCAAGGCAGCAGCACTTCCCGCATCAAACGTTGCACCCATTGATGTTCCATTTAGAGGACGTATTCTAAAAGTTGCTGGCGACAGAACTTTTGATACTTGGACTATTACGATTATCAACGATGAAGACTTTAAACTAAGATCTGCATTTGAACTTTGGATGAATAATATTAGCAAACTGGATAATAACAGTGGTGCTACTAATCCAAATTCTTATATGACTGATGCTTATGTTCATCAACTCGGAAGAGGTTATGATAAGGGCAAATTTTCTACCACAAATAATGGAGGAAATGATGCAACAATTGAAACTAATATTAATCCACTAAGAACTTATAAGTTCCATAGCATCTTCCCAACAAACGTTAGTGCAATTGATCTTTCTTATGATTCTTCAGACACCATTGAAGAGTATAGTGTAGAATTCCAAGTTCAATACTGGACTGCCGGAAAGGGTGCGAATAAGAATGATGCAACCAACACTTTGATTAGTTGATAAATATTAGAATAAGACCAATCAAATAAATTATGGCAAGACTATTTGGATTCTCTATTGAGGATAACGAACCATTATCTCCAACTACGGTCAGTCCTGTTCCTCCAAATAACGAGGACTCGACTGACCATTATTTGAGTAGTGGTTTTTTTGGTTCGTATGTTGATATTGAAGGAGTTTACAGGACAGAATTTGATCTAATCAAAAGATATCGCGAGATGGCACTTCACCCAGAGTGTGATAGTGCCATTGAGGATATTGTAAACGAAGCAATTGTATCGGATACAAACGATACTCCGGTAGAGATTGAACTTTCAAATCTCAATGCCAGTGATGGTATTAAGAAAAAAATCAGACAAGAGTTTAAATATATTCTCTCACTTTTAGACTTTGATAAAAAGTCTCACGAAATCTATAGGAATTGGTATATTGATGGAAGAATCTATTATCATAAAGTAATTGATCTTAAGAATCCCCACGAAGGAATTCAAGAGTTGCGTTACATAGACCCAATGAAAATGAGGTATGTAAGGCAGCAAAAGAAAAGTGATAAAGACAAATATAGACTAGCAAATGTAAATGTAGATAATCCTATGGATTTTGAATTTCCTCAAATTGAGGAATACTTCATTTACAATCCAAAATCAACTTATCCTGCAGGTAGTCCATCATCTATGGGCGGATCTGCTGGCATCAAAATGGCTAGAGATTCTGTAACTTATTGCACCTCTGGTCTCGTAGATAGAAATAAGGGATCAACTCTTTCATATCTCCATAAAGCAATCAAGTCACTCAACCAACTGAGAATGATTGAAGATAGTCTTGTAATCTACAGACTATCTCGTGCTCCAGAACGTAGAATTTTCTATATTGATGTGGGCAATCTACCAAAGGTAAAGGCAGAACAATACCTACGTGATGTTATGATGCGTTACCGCAACAAACTTGTGTATGATGCAAACACGGGCGAAATTCGTGACGATAAAAAGTTTATGGCAATGCTTGAGGATTTCTGGTTGCCAAGAAGAGAAGGTGGTAGAGGAACTGAAATTTCTACTCTTCCCGGTGGACAAAATCTTGGAGAAATCACAGATATTGAGTACTTCAAGAAAAAACTTTTCCGCTCACTGAATGTTCCACCTTCAAGAATGGACGGTGAAGGAGGATTTAACCTCGGTCGTTCTTCTGAAATTTTAAGAGATGAAGTTAAATTCAGCAAATTTGTTGCTCGTTTGAGAAAGAGATTCTCTTATATGTTCCACGATATGCTTAAGACTCAACTGATTCTTAAAAATATTATAACTCCATCAGACTGGGATATTATGCAAGAGCATATTCAATATGATTTCTTGTATGATAATCATTTTGCTGAACTCAAAGATGCGGAACTTCTGAATGAAAGATTAAATATGGTTCAAATCGCAGAACCTTATGTTGGTAAGTATTTCTCACAAGATTATTTGAGAAGAAAGATTCTTCGCCAAACTGATGAGGAAATTCTTGAGCAAGATAAGATTATGAAGAAAGAAATTAAAGATGGCATTATCCCAGATCCAAGTATTCCAGTGGATCCACAAACAGGACTACCACTTGATCAGACTTCACAAATGGATCTTGGTCAACCAGTAATGGAACCTAACTTAGATGCTCAAGGTGCTGCAACTGAGGCTGATGGAAAAATTGCTGAAATGCCCAAGGGCGGTGAGATATAAATAAAGAAAAATATTATTAGGTATTAAAAATGGATGATCTTTTAGATATGATTGCTGCTGACGAATCACCTTCACAGATTAGTGATAAGATTAAAGAACTTTTATTTACAAAATCTGCCGAAAAAATTGACGATTTTAGACCAGCAGTAGCAAACTCAATGTTTAATAGCGAAACAGAAGAGGAAGAATGAAATCCTTTAAGCAGTTCATCTCAGAGTCTGTAAATATTTCCGGAGA